CTGATCCATCCGGTAACAGGGCAAAACTCAGCAAAGCCAGCACAATAACGGCAATGCATAATCGCTGAGCCACCAGCACAAGAGCACTTAGTGAGAGGAGGTGTCATGCTGAGCTTCAATTCACGAACATTGTAATCGTGGAAAGACCTCTCATAGAAACTTTGGTAGAAGTCCTGTAAGTAGCAGCAAAAGAAACTCATGGACACGTTATGCATCTCTTTCTTGAAACCTTTTGTAACCTTAACCAATTCAGCACCAACGCCATATTCGCGATCATGCTCAAAAGTATAGTTAACAAAAACTTTACACATGGGTTCACCCATTGCAAATTCACCAGAAGCATTGGAAGCACGGACGTAAGTGACAACTGATGCAACGTTGAATAAGGCAGAATTGCCAAGGGAATCCTTCATGTTCTTGACAGTCTGGTTCGATTGAGTGTCGAGACCACCTGCAGGATTGGCAAACTCATCCCTCAAACCAAAGAGATAAAAATTGCAACGCCGTACACTAGCAGGGAGAAAACTGGAGCACCTCTCAAGATGACTCATTTCGCGATTGTCAGTGATAACGGAAGAAAGAATACGAAAAGCATTGTCGCCCTTAACGCCATCGCCATTCTTGGAAGAAATAGCTGCTGCATCATGATTGGCGGCATCGATCTCGGCAGTGTCCATGACCAAAGTGTTCACGTTGAACTTACTAGGGCCAGTAGCGATAGGATTACCGGGGTGAGGATCGTCCTTTCTGTGCATGAGGACGTATGCGCCATTCTTTTTGCAATTATAGAAATTCTGATCCAAAGTAGAGGTGTTGGTCAGATAATCTGGAACTGGTTGGCCAGGACGTAAGCCAGCTTGTAAAACATCAGGGTACTTGTATTTGTAGCCCTGTGTAACAATGGAATCCCACAAAATAGGTGTGAGAATATGACTGACGAAATGACTCTTACCAATGCCTGCAGCACCACAAATAATAGCGGTGATGCCAGCAGCTTTCCTAGAAGTGGAATGATTGGGAGTTTCTTTATCAAGCAAAATCAAAGATTGCATCATGTCAGAAACGGCCTTGGCAAGTTTAGTCTTGAGAGTACCTTTCTTAGCCAACTCCTCAAGTCGGCGTAATAGGAACTGAATGACAGTCTTGTTGCCCTCGTGCCAAGACTGGCAACGAGAACCTCCAGTAGGACCACCCTCGAGAGTGGTGATCATGTCTCTAATACCAGGATCACTGGAATCATAGACTGAAGGAGGAAGACGCTTGGTGACGTCGCAACGAGCAAAATCACGTCCAGAATAGGTCAAAGGTGCGCCCGAAGGGGCAATGTGGCCATAATTCTCAAGAACATAATGATGGAGATCGATAATCTGATCATAAGCGTTAATACCACAAAAACGGCCAAAATCACCACGGAAGACTGCGTCAATACTGTTGTAGAGAAGACTAAGGGTGATGTCGAGTTCTTTAAGGAAACCGTTTAAGGTGCCAGCGGTAAGAAGGGCTCCACCAACAACTGGAACAACACGAGTAAAAGCAAATTTGGTAAGACCACCAACTGACAAAGTGGGAGTGGCTTCGTCTGGCTTAAGACTAAAAACTAAAAAGATAGAAGCTACAAAGAAGTAATCTTACTGAGAAGATTGGAAACGTCGCTGTTGCAGATATCTATAGTAGAATCTAAGAAGCCATTGGGGAGGAAAGGATCCTCAAAAATGGGATCGTCGTCAGGAAGGGGAATGTCGAGTAAATCCTCAGCAGGAGGCTGAAAAAGAACAGGATCAACATCTTCGCCTAAAGGAAAACGATCTCTGAATTTTTGGGACATGTTGGGGAAAAGATAATTGAAGAAAGTCTTGCATTTACCTCTGCC